ATTTCTTTTGGCTTCTGCAATAGTTCTGATATTAATTTTGTCAATACTTGGTAATATAATGTCATACACAGCATAATCGTTATCGGTATAACTGCAAAAGGTATTTTTGGACTTGGCTATTTCGGCCAATATGTCCTTATTGTTGAGATAATTAATTCTTTTCATGTTTTCTCCAAGATTCATACCACATTATAATATACTCTGATTATTTTGTCAACTAAATAACATAAAGGAGTTAACCAAAATGACAGAGATTTTTTCCGGAGGATTACCAAAACAAGGTACAAACAGCAGTGGACAAAATGTCAATAGTGCTAATAAGCCTAGTTTCTTTTCCAGTGCGATAGAAAAAGGAAAAGACATTGCACAAGACATATTTTCTGGTGCAGAAGACATAGCAGATAACTTTGTATCCGGTATGCGTGGTAAAAACTTACCAAAGGGCTTAGATGAAACTACTGCTCCGGGAGGTACTGCATTTTGGGGGTATGGTGATTTAGAAGGTAAAGATTGGCGTGTGTCTTTGAGTCTACCTCGAAACGCATCGTTTGAAAATTCCAAATTACTTAAACCTTTAACACATACTGGAAATAGAATGGTGTTTCCTTATACACCAACTATTATTCTCAGTCATACCGCAAATTATAATCAAATACAGCCTATACATAATAATTATCCCTTTTTTGCTTATCAGAATTCACAAGTGGATCAGTTGGTAATTACAGGACAGTTTTACAATCAAAACTCTATTGAAGCACAATATTGGATAGCTTGTTTACACTATCTAAGATCTACAACAAAGATGCAATATGGTATAGGTTCTAATAATCCAGGTGCTCCACCTCCTATAGTTAAACTTAATGGATACGGAGATTATGTTTTTAAAGACACACCGGTAATAATTACTAACTTTACTGTAGATATGCCTAATGAGGTTGACTACATTGCAACTGGTATTACTAGTAGTGGTGCTCAACCTGAAATTGATTATTCTGATCATGCTCCTTCAAGAGCGGAACAAACTAAGAGTACAGATATTACATGGGCACCGGCCGAGTCACAATTTACAGTTACTTGTCAGCCAATTTACAGCAGAGATAAAGTTGAAAAATTCAATTACACTTCATTTGTTAATGGAGAAGGAATTAAAGGCGGATATGTATAATGTCTAGTCCTTATAGAAACACAAGATTTAGACAAGACGGATCATTAGGTATTTTAGAAATTCGTCCTGTACCAGGATATTCAGATGATAAACTTTACACTATAGAACCACAGTATCATCAAAGGCCAGATTTACTAGCTCATGATATGTATAAAGACAGTAAGTTATGGTGGATCTTTGCTCAAAGAAACATGGATACTATGGAAGATCCTATTTACGATCTAAAAGCAGGGACACAAATTTATTTGCCTCAGATAGACAAAGTAAAAGAAATCTTAGGAGTTTAATATGGCTTTTGCCTATGAGTCACACGATCACTATGTTAGGGATAGTAAAGGAAATGCTGTTAGAGATAGCAAAGGTAATCCTGTCAAGACTAGCAACGCATTAAAAGACGAAGAAGAACCTAAGAAAAAACCCACACTAGAAGAACAGCGTAAAGGCGCAGAGATGTGGAACTCCTTTATGGGGAGTATGGGCAAGGAGGGAATGAAAGTTCCAGTTCCTGGTGTTTCTGAAAATAACAACAACATCTCAATGACTACAGATATAAAAGAAGGAAATGCAACTACTAACGAAATAAAAGGACCAACCCCTCAAGATTTTATAGATGCAATGAAGAATGCAAATTTAAATGATTCAAAAATTTACAAATTTGGATTAGGTAAGATTCCTTTTGAAAATGAATTAGAAAAATTTGCATCAGTTAATCATATATTTTCACTTGGTACTATAACAACATACGAATCAAACTTTCCTGATAAAACATATATGAGATCAGGTATAAAAGATAAGCAATTAATTTTAAAAAGTGATGGTACTTCCCAACTAAAGAAACCAAGTACGTTTGGAGAAAATACATACGGAATTACAACACAATATTTTATTGATGACATAGAAATAAAAAGTATTATTGCACCTAATCAAAAGACAAGAGGTTCAAATGCATTTGGATTTAGTTTTAAAATACACGAACCTTACAGTATGGGAATGTTGTTACAAACTATGCAATTATGTGCCAAGAATGCAGGATATTCTGATTATTTACAAGCACCATATGTTTTGATTTATGAACCTATAGGACATTTAGATAATGGGACTACAGTACAAGGACCAAAAAGATATTATCCTTTAAAAATTTATAAAATGGATTTTCAAGCATCGGCAAGCGGATCAGTATACGATGTTCAAGCAAACGCTTGGAACGATGACGCATTGTCTGATACTTTTCAAACACTTAGAACTGACGTAACTATTTCAGGACGGAATTTAGAAGAAATATGTCAATCAGGACTTAACAGTTTAACAACAGCAATCAATACAAATTTGTTAAACAACAGGATTAAAAGTACAAAAGACAAAAAAACAAAAATGGTAGATACAGATGAGTATATAATATTATTCCCAAAAGATATTGCTAGTAGTTCTTTTGACTTTGAAGTTGCTAGATTTGATAATAAAGCAATGGAAGGTGATCTAAAATATAAAAACTTTAATGTAGATAATGCATTTGGTACAGCGGATACTGATACGATAGCAGGTACAGGCTTTACAGTAAATTATACTGGTAATCCTAATACAAGTAAAGATCTGTATATGCAAAAATATGAATATATTCAAGGTAAGGGAGGATATAGTATTCAGAGATCTAATCTTAGTGAAGGAATTAAAGCCAAATATACAGGTGCGGCCGGCGAAGTAAGTGAAATAGGAAAACAAAAAATTATGCCCCCTAGTGCGTTTTCTAAAGGTGCAGTTCCATTTGGTAGAGGTAACTTTGCTAAAACAGCCGAAACAGGAATAATAGTTAAAGGGGCAACAAAAATTAATAAGACAGAACGCACAATTAACTTCCGTGCAGGTACTAAAATTACAAAAATTATAGAAGAACTAGTACTGTTAAGTGACTACGGTAAAAGAATTACTGATGAAGGAGTTGCCTCAGATAAAAGCGGAATGGTTGATTGGTTTAGAATACAAACTCATGTGTATACGTTAGATGGTGAATCAACTGAAAAAGTAATGGGTAGAAAAGCCAGAATATATGTATATAGAGTAGTTCCTTATAAGGTTCATAAAAGTATTTTCCAAATGCCTAATGATGCTCCTATAGGGTATCAGCAACTTCGTGCAAACGCAGTAAAAAATTACAATTACATTTACACAGGATTAAACAAAGATATATTAGATTTTAATTTAGAGTTTAACAACGCATTCTTTAATGCACTTGCTATAGATAAAATGAATGAATCTGCATCAAACAAACTATCTGAAAAAGGTGGCGGCACAGATAATGCAGAAAAGGAAGAAATTGTAAATTCGCCAACAGCAACTGAAGGACAGACCGCAGAGCAAATAAAAGAAAATTCAGGCTCACAGACTGGTGGAGCAACAGAAGAAACTCCTGAACTTAGAATTGCAAGAAACTTTAATGAAGCATTAATGAATAGTGCAGTTGATTTATTAACCTGTGACATGCGTATTATGGGAGATCCGTATTACATGGCAGACAGTGGTGTAGGTAATTATAATTCAGAAGGTACTACATATATTAATTTAAAAGCCAATGGCGCTATTGATCACGAAAGTGGTGAAGTAGATGTAATTATAAATTTCAGAACACCTGTAGATATCTCAGCTGAAGGTCCGCAATTTGACGGTGCAACTATTGGTGTAAAAGATTTCAGTGGCTTATACAAGGTTTGGCAAGTTATTAATAATTTTTCAGGAAATGAGTTTACACAAGATGTCAGTATGATTAGAAGAAGGAATCAAAAACAAGAAGCTGGTACTGTTACAAATGTTAGATATATGGATAAGAAGCAGTACGAGGAAAGAGTAAAAGCCGCAGAAGCAACTGGAGATCCTTACAAGATTGCTTTTGCAAAAGCTGATCTTAATGGAGATGGTATACTAGATGAATGGGAAGAAGATGCAATGGGAGGTATATATGCTGACCTTACTGATGAAGAGCTTAAGAATGCACAAATAATGGCACAAGGAAAAGCTGATGCGGCCAGAACCAAAGACAAAGAAAATGCCAAGAAGGCTAAAGAAATACAAGAAAGATTAGATAGAGGACAAGGATTGTAATGCCAGAAATAATTAGATCAGCAGGTGACACACCAGCAAAAATGCCTATGGGGCCTTTCGAGGCTAGAGTAGTAAGTCATTTAGATCCAAGAAGAAGCGGTGATTTAAGAGTTGAACTTTTATCTAATGTGACTGCAGGTAATGACAGAGGTTTTGAACCAGGTCAATTATTTACAGTAAGATATTGTATGCCGTTCTATGGTGTAAACAATGTTGAGAGTAATGATAAGAACAAAACATACAGCGGTTCGCAACAAAGTTATGGATTCTGGGCAATACCACCTGATCCAGGATCTAAAGTTTTAGTAATATTTGCAGAAGGACAATCTAATCAAGGATACTGGATAGGTTGTATTCAAGATGAGTTTATGAACTATATGGTTCCGCAAGGCCAACCTACTGATCGTGCAACTAATATTATCCAAGATGGATTACCAAACGATCTAAAAAATAAAAATTTGCCTGTCGGAGAGTATAACAAAAAACTTGCACAAAACATGACAGACCCTGATGAACAGCCAAGACCACACAATCCTTTGTATTCTAGACAATTAGCCGCTCAAGGACTTATTGGTGATGTTAATAGAGGACAATCAACTGCAAGTGCAAGGAGAGATATTCCTAGTACTGTGTTTGGAATGAATAGTCCTGGACCTTTGGATAGAAGAGACGGAGCACCTAAGGGTAATTATGGCCCAAGAGGAGAATCTGTACAACACTTTAGAAGTAGACTAGGTGGATCTAGTTTTGTAATGGACGACGGAGATGGAGAAATATTTAGACAAGGTCTTCCAGGATCAACAGGATCAGTATATTATGACATAGGAAAACAACCTAAAAATAATTCAAAGGTTGATAAAACATTACCATATGGAGATTCATTAAGGTTTAGAACAAGAACAGGTCACCAGATATTGATGCATAACTCTGAAGACTTAATTTACATAGGCAACTCAACAGGAAGTGCTTGGGTAGAATTAACTTCCAATGGTAAGATAGATATCTACGCTAGTGACAGCATAAACATTAGAACTGAAACAGATCTTAATATAACAGCTGACAGAGACATTAATATTAGAGCAGGAAGAGATTACAATTTAACAACCGGTAGAGATAAAAAAGAAAATATAGGCGTTAACAACGATGTAATAATTGGCCAAAATGATACAAAAAATGTTGGAGTAAACCAAGATGTGAGAATAAGTGGTAATAGACAAAAAGCAATAGGCGGCGACGAAGACGTACAAATTGCTGGTACACAAAGGTCAACTATATCTGGAGATTATAACTTACAAGTAAGTCAAGATGGACACATTGCTGTAAATGCCAACCTTCACAGCAAGGTTGTAGGAGATTATAGACAAACTGTTAACGGTGCTTTTAATCTTAATACTGTAGGGGATAATAAACTTACAAGTGGAGCAAATACACAAATTAAAAGCGGCACTGATACAATAATAGATTCAACAAGAAATACATCTATTCTGTCTGGAGTAGTGCATAAAGAAACAGCGGCACAGATACATATGAATTCTGCGGCGTTTACAGCAAACGCATCTGATACAGCAGATTCAATTGGAGATACATTTACAAAAACAGCTACCAATCAAGCAGTTGATGATAGCGATCAAGTTTTAGATAAGGACGGAAATCCTATTGCAGACTTGCGTGTTACAGCAGATGCCACAAGAGCAGTTGAAGCCAAAGAAGCAAATACTCCAAGACGTGTTCCTTTACACGAACCTTGGTCAGGACATGAAAATTTAAATCCAACCGCACACACTCCAAGTGGTACAGAAGCTATAATCCAATCATCTCCGTCATTAAGACGTTCATCACCGACGTTGGAGAAAGAATCAGATATGCCTGAACGTAATAGTACTTCTGGTGTGTTTAGAGCAGGAGATACAGATCCAGCAGTTGTAGATATAGACAAAGTATTTAAAACTGACGATGATGGTCAAGTTGGAACATTACCTGCAGAACCAATATCAAGACGAGAGTCACAAAGATTTTTCTTAAGCGAACTTATAAAAGGCTTAGGTTTAGATCCTGTGGAGGCATTGAAAAGCGGAGCTGTTGGAGGAGCCGGAGAAGCATTAGCTATGGCATGTGCCCAGATAAAGGCAGAAAGTAATTATGAACCACAAAGTGAAAACCTAAATTATAGTGCCCAAGGATTGAGAAACACATTTAGTATGTTCAAAAAACCAGGCGGCTTTGAATTGTCTGAACAGTTACACAGAAAGCCTGTTGAAATAGGAAGTGTCGTATATGGAAGTAGAATGGGCAATGGAGGACCTGAAACTGGTGATGGATACAGATACAGAGGACGTGGCTTGATTCAAATTACAGGAACAGACAACTATAAATTATATGGAGGATATGCTGGAGTAGACATTTACAATAATCCTGAATTAGCTAATGATCCTAAAAATGCGTGTAAGTTAGCAGTAGCTTATCTTACAAAACCACCTAAGGCAAGATTTATTACTTGGACTGATACTAATTTTACTTCTTTAGCAAAACAATTTAAAAATGCAGTAGGATATGCTGACCCAACTGGAGACAAAACTGTTGACAGAAGAAAACTAGGACAAGGTATTTGGCAACAAATTAAAAATGGTGACCTAACACCGTTGGCTGAGGTTACATCACCAACACCAGTAGGTACAGGGACAGGACAGGTGATATAATGCCATTAATAGCTAGGAAAGTAGGAAGCGGAGATACAGTGAATACAGTACACCCGATTTGTGTATCGCCAGGAACAATATTAACTGATACAGGTAGTTCAACAGTATTTGTAGTTGATCATGGAATACATAGAAAGACAGATTTAAACGAACCTCATACACATTGTCCTCCAGTATATGGAACACCTCTAGTAACTCACAGTCCTAATGTTTTTGCAGAAGATTTAGAAGTTGGAAGAGTAAATGATACTTATGATTGTAGTGCTAAAATAGAAGCTACTACACAATCAACGGTATTTGCAAACGAATAAATATTAACATGGCACAGAACTTATACAAAGAAATAACAATCAAACCGAGAAAACAGCCAAAGCCTCCTGTAGCACAAAAGGCATACAGAGGATTTAGTACGGTTAATATTGAAAATAATTCTTTTCAAATGTATGATTTGAACTTGATCAAACAAGATTTGATTAATCACTTCAATATCAGACAAGGAGAGAAGCTAGGAGATCCTACTTTTGGCTGTATAATATGGGACGCATTGTTTGAACCACTTACAGATGTACTTAAAGACGCTATAGTTAAGAATGTCACAAGAATTATTAATACAGATCCACGTACAAGTGCCTCAGAAGTTCAAGTTACAGAGTATGAATCAGGTTTACAAATAGAATGTACGTTATCATACCTCACATATAATATAAGTGAACAACTAAGATTACGTTTTGACAAAGATACTGGAATTCTGTGATAGAATTAACTACTAGGTTAATAAAAAATCATAAATACTCGTAGTAGAAATTAAAGGATTTTAGATGTCATCCACTGATAGACAAAATAGATTATTGTTAGCTGAAGATTGGACCAAGGTCTATCAAAGTTTCAGAAACGCCGAATTTGCAAGTTACGATTTTGACACCCTTCGTAGGGCGATGATCAACTATTTGCGTACAAATTATCCGGAAGACTTTAACGATTATATTGAAACTTCAGAATATCTTGCATTAATTGATCTAATTGCATTCTTAGGACAGAATATTGCATATAGGGTTGATCTAAATGCTAGAGAAAACTATTTAGAATTAGCAGAACGTAGAGAATCAGTTTTAAGACTTGCTAGATTATTATCTTACAATCCTAAACGTAACCAAGCCGCTAACGGTTTGTTGAAATTTGAAACTGTTTCAACAACAGAATCTATTATTGATAGCAACGGAACAAATTTAGCTGACCAAACTATTGTTTGGAATGATCCTAGTAACACAAACTGGGCAGAACAATTCAAAAGAGTTTTAAATGCGGCATTACCTGAGAATAACACAATAGGTAGACCAGGAAAGTCAACAAAAATTAATAGTGTACTTACACAAACATATAGATTCCAATCAAATAATACTGATGTGCCTGTGTATACATTTACAAAAGGCGTAAATGGTATTTCTACAGTATTTGAAATGGTATCAACTGATATAGATTTAGATAATTCAACTATACAAGAAGAGATGCCATTACCAGGCAACAATCTACAAATTCTTTATAGAGAAGATGGTAGAGGTAACGGTAGTTCTAACACGGGATATTTTTTACATTTTAGACAGGGTAATTTAACTACTGGAGATTTCAATGTTGCTAGTCCACAAGCAAATCAAAGAATTAATATTGAAGCAGAAAATATTAACGACTCAGACGTTTGGTTATTTAAATTAGACACAGGAGGCAACGTAGAAAAATTATGGACAAAAGTACCTGCCACAGAAGGTAACAATGCTATCTATAATGCATTGACAAAAGGGGTTAGAGATTTTTACACAGTTCAAACTAGAGGTAATGACGAAATAACTTTAGTTTTTGCTGACGGAACTTTTGGTAATTTACCAAGTGGTGCTTTCAGAACATTTTATAGAACAAGTGCTAACAGAACTATGCGGATCAATCCGCAAGAGTTAACAGATATTCAATTTAGTTTTGATTATACTAGTCGACAAGGAAAAACAGAAACAATGACTGTATCTGTTGAACTAAAAGACACAATTACAAATTCAAGTATATCAGAAACAAGTGCAAGTATTAGAAATTATGCACCACAAACATATTATACACAAAATAGAATGGTTACAGGAGAAGACTACAATGTTTATCCTTTGACTTCTAATCAAGAAATTATAAAAGTAAAAGCAACAAATAGAGTAGCCAGTGGTATTAGTAGATATTTTGATTTAAAAGATGTAACTGGAAAATATTCTAGTACAAACTTATACGGTTCCGATGGAATATTATACAGAGAATCATACGAAGCAAAAAAGACATTTACTTTTGCAACACAAACTGATATTGAAGGCCAAATAGAAAATACTATATTACCAACAATACAAAGTCGTGCTATAAGTAATTTCTATTTTAGTAACTATGCTAAAATTATTGTAAGTGACCTAAACGCAACATGGGTTCAGTCTACCAAAGGCACAAACACTTCAACTGGTTATTTTAATAATGCAAGTAATGTACCATTTCAAGTTGGTGCATTTACTGGAGGTTCATTAAAATATGTAGAAGCAGGAGCCTTACTTAAATTTAAACCACCAGCTGGATTTTATTTTATAGGTGAAGGAAATTTAACTTCAGATGCAACAGCCAAAGGTGCCAGTTCTTATAAATGGGTAAAAGTTGTTAGTGTAGACGGTGCAGGAACATCTGTCAATACAACGACAGGCGTAGGTCCTATAGTATTCAATCAAACATTGGCAAATAATAGTATTTTAGAAGAAGTAAAACCAAAATTAGTAAAAGATTTAACAACAGATGTACGTTCGCAAATTATCGATCAAGTCTTTGCATATAAAACATTTGGTTTACGTTATGATCAAGTTAATAGAATTTGGCGAGTAATCATAAATGAAAACCTAAATATTAATGATGCATTTAGTAATGGTAAAACAGGTGACGTTACAAATAATAAACTTGATGCTAGTTGGATATTACTATTTCAAACCAATGGCGAAAAGTATACAGTAACAAATAGAGGATTACGTTACATATTCGAAAGTGATTCAGAACTTTCTTTCTATTTTGATAATCAAAATAAAATTTATGATTCTTCAACAGGACAATTAGTAAAAGATAAAATTGCAATTATGAATTTCAATACTTTACCAGATGCACTAACTAATTTTAACAATGACATAAATTGGGAAATAGTAAAAGATTTTAGAAACTCAGACGGTTATGTAAACAGCAAAAAAGTAGAAGTAAGTTTCTTTGATTTAAACGACGACGGATCAGTAGACGATCCAGACATTTTTGATAATGTAGTTGCACCAACAGTAAACACAAATAGTAAATATATTTTCCTTAAAAAAGTTTTGACAGATCAAGGTTTTAGCAAATATAATTATTTGCCAACAGGATCAGATATAGAGGTAAAAAGCACAGAAACAGAAATAGGTGCATACAGTCAGTATACTACAGACCCTACTATATTTTACATTGTAGATCAAAATAACTTTAAGGTTTTAACCGGCGGTGCTTTAAGTTTATCAAGTGATTATCAAGCATTCATTGGAAGAGACAAACTTAGATTTCAATATGTGCATAGTGCAGATGAGTCAAATAGAATAGATCCTAGTGCAAGTAATATTATAGATGTTTATATGCTTACACAAAGTTATGACACAGAATTTAGAAAATATCTAGCTGGTACATTAAATAATAAACCTTTACCACCAAGTGTTGATAATTTATTTCAACAGTATGGTCAAAATATTAACAATGTAAAAGCAATTAGTGATGAGGTAATTTATCATCCTGTAAAGTATAAGATATTATTTGGTTCACACGCAGAAGAAAATCTACAAGCTACATTTAAAGTTGTAAAAAATACTGAAAATGTTATTAACGATAATGATATTAAAGTAAGGATTGTAGAAGCTATCAATAGATATTTTTCTTTACAAAATTGGGATTTCGGAGAGACTTTTCATTTTACAGAATTAGCAACTTATGTAATGAATTCACTTGCACCAGATATAGTAAACTTCTTAATTATACCTAAACAAGGATCTTTGAGTTTTGGTAGTCTATACGAAATTAAAAGTGAAAATGACGAAATTTTTGTAAGTGATGCAACTGTAACAGATGTCGAAGTAATTGATTCAGTTACTGCATCAAGAATACAAGCATCAGGATCAGTTATAACTGCATCAACTACACAGAATACAGGAATACAAAGTCAAGCATTAACTGTTTCCTCCACATCTGCTACAACAACCACTAGTTCAACATCATCATCAACGTCTTCATCTACTTCAAGTAGTTCAAGTAGTTCAAGCAGTGGCAGTGGTTCTTCAGGATCTGGAGGTTCTAGCGGCGGTGGGGGTTACGGTTACTAATGGCACAAGATGAAAATCCAATTCCAGTAAACGGTCAAGACGACAACAAACGTAGGTCGTCGGATTTACTTCCTAGATATTTCCGCACAACTGCAAATAAGAAATTTTTAAGTAGCACCTTAGATCAACTTATGCAACCCGGTGTCGTTGAAAAAGTTGACGGGTTCATAGGACGTAGAGATGCAAAAGCCTGGAAGGCAGACGATAATTATCTTTCAGATATAAGCACAGAAAGAGAAAGCTATCAATTAGAACCAATAGCAACTATTACAGATGATGTTGGAAACACAACATTATACAAAGATTATAGAGACTACTATAATAGTGTAAGAATTAGAGGCGGAAATGTCGATGACCTAAGTAAGTTGAGTAGCCAAGAATACTACGCTTGGGATCCTCACATCAATTGGGATAAATTTGTAAACTTTAGAGAATACTATTGGCTTCCTATGGGGCCAGAAACTATTCCTGTTTATGGTACATCTAGAGAAATTAAAAGTACATTCAAAGTACGAAGGCAAGATAACACAGATAACGATTCATATATTTTTACAGAAGAAAATCCTGTAAGCAATCCTACTTTAACTTTATACAAAGGACAAACGTATACTTTTGATATAGATGCAGTAAATATGCCGTTTACTATCAGAACAACAAATAGTAACGAAGATGATACAAATTTATACTCTACAGGAGTAAGTCAACAAAATATAGAACAAGGAACAGTAACCTGGAAAATAGATTTAGAAGCACCTGATACTTTATATTATG